ATAAGTTTTAGGAAAAGCCATAATTTTATAATATTAAGTAATAATCAAAGATTATTTACCCGTCATCTTTCTCCAAAGTTCTTTATGTTCTTCTTCTGAAAGTTTTGGTGTAGAAAAATCTTTTTGTTGTTTTCTAGAACCAGAACCTCTTGAAGCACCCATTTGGGCTTCTTCTCGTCTTTTTTCTTCGGCTCTTTGACCTTCCCAGCTTTTATAAAGAGGATTTTCAAGTGCTTCTATTAAAGAAATATTCTCTAATTTGGCAATCTTTCTAATCATCTCAATGCTGTCTTTGTCTTGAACCTTAGATATTACAAGAATATCATCTTCACTAAGTCCTCGTTCCACAGGTTTTTCTTCCTGTTCTGATTTTGCACCTTTAAGGCGTGCTAGTTCAGCTTCTAGTTCCCTTTTTTCCTTCTCTGCTTTTTCAGCTCGAAGTTTTTGGTTTAGATAACGAGTATCTTCACCTGAAGTGTCGTTTGTGTCGTTGTCTACACTTGTATCAACGTCTTGAACTGAAGCGTCAAGATCTACTTGGTTTTCTTTGTCCATAATTTTAAGAGCTTTGTTTTAAGTCGTTAGCCCATCGACTTATTATGGAATAATGTGTATTTGTTCTGCCGAACAATACTAAACGGCACGAGTTACCCTTTTTGTTTCCTTCGGGGTAAACTCTTTAATCATCTTTGCTTTTGATTGTAAAAGTGCTTCTTTTGCGTTTTTAATTCCAGAAGTATCTTGACCTCTATACATCAAATTTAGTGCGTGTTCGTCTAAAGATTTTAAGATGTAATCGAACACTGCCTCTCTTGTATTTATGTCATTCGTGAAACTAACTAGCTGGTTCATTTTGATTTTGTTGTTCTGCTAAATTTATTTGTTCTGGGTTTTCCAATTGTTGTGTTTGTTTGTTTAGTGCGTTTGTTATTTCTACTGGAGATATTCCTACCCCTGCAAGTTCTACGACCTTAGCGAATAGTTTATTCATTATTGGGTCTTGTAGTATTGCTGGATTAGAGCCGACGGTTGCTAGTATGTTAGAGATTGACTCAAATGTCGCCGCCTTATTTAATTGTTCTCCTGTAATCAATATGTCTACATCAAACTCTGCGTCTTTAAAGTAATCATCTGGAACTTGTATAAATCTCTTTGAGCCTGTTTTCTGTATAAGTTCTTTTTGTAGCTGTATTTCTTTATCGTAGTCATCCTGTGTTAGTGGTTTGCCTTTGATAGCCATTTCAATTACTTTCCTGTTTGCCTTATCTATTGCAAACGCTTCGTCTATCATCATCAATTCGTCTATTGTGTAGTCAGAAGATAGTATATGTTCACGAGTTAATTTTCCTTTAATGTGAGGTAGTATCCAATCAGTAAAGACTTCTCGCCAGAATATGTCAGCTTCTTCTCGTCGGTATAGGAACATTGACTGAGCTTCTTGGTTTTGCATAGCAACGCTTCTAAAGGGTGTAGCTGATGGCATTGTTTCACCTGTGATAGCTTCAAATGTAGAAGTTGCTCTAGAGTATTGTTCATCCCATTGCTGAACTGCATTTCTTAATTCTACAAGCGAAGGGGGTGTTAGGTTAATCATTGATGTTTGACTTCCCTTATCAACTCTTACAACGTCTCCGACAACCATATCGTCTAGTATATTGTTTTGTAGAATATCACTATCTGATATAACGAAAGGTCGTGAGGCTATTTCCATTATGTCGTTCCATTTAAGGACTGCGTCGTTTGTAGCTATTTGAGCTTCAAAGCCATCTTCTGCAATACCGATACCAAGTGAACGACCTGAAGCCTGAAGCCAAGTTAGTGCTTTATAGTCAGAGTCTTTCTTTTCTTCTGAGTGTAGAGTATATGTTGGGTTTTCTCCGTCTATTGCTAGAACAAAATGTTTTTGCAGGCAATATTCATCTTCACTACCGCCAATATATTCTTTTGAAAATACTCCTTCTACTTCAAGAACACAAACTCTGTCTGATGAAGAATATTCTTTTCCGTGTGCCTTTTTAAATACTTTATGTATCTCATCTATGTCGTAATTATTCCAAACTTTAGATTTCTTTTGTAAATCATTTATTGTTAAATAGTGTTCTTCTATAACTATTCCGTCTTTAAATTGAACTGGGTCAAATCTTGTGTTTTTAATTTCTGGTAATTCAAGGAAAAGCTCACCATTTCTTTTAACTCTTTTAATTATTACTATTCCGTATTTAGGTCTTATGCTTGAAAAGTCATTTATGGTCTTGGCAAGATTTGTTTTTCTCATCCATTTTTTAATCTCTTTACCAAATATCATTGACTTAATGTAGTGTTTTGGATTATCAGAAAATACAACAATGTCTTTTGTATCAAATTCTGTTGCTCTTGTTGCTACATTTATTCGATAGTTAATTATGTTATAGAATGGTCTCCATTTATCATTTTCTATTCCGTCTAAATATCTTGAGTTTGTATAATACTCAATCTGCTTAATAGTTTTTCGCTGATTGTGAAATAACCCATCTACTATTTCGATAGGTTTATCCAATGTTCCTATTATTTTGTTAAGTTCTTTTGAAAAATCCATAAAAAATAACGAAGACGCGAGGTCTCCGTTTTTCGGTTAATTATATTATAGCATACTCTATTCTAAAATTTCTTTAAATGTGTGAGTTAGAATAAAATAATCAGGTCTTCCCCTTTGATCTGCCATTATTTCTAGCTTTTCATAGGGTTTTAAAGTCCTTAATGCTAGAAGTATTTTAGCTTCGTTTGGTGTTAAGTCCATTATATTGCTCTTGGTCTACTGTTAATAATACGATTTTGGTGAAGTTTAAATCTTAATCTTCCCAAATCAACATCTTTTTCTGTTTCTACAAATTCAAAATACATTCTCATCATTAAAATATCAGACAAGTCTGGGCTTCTTCCTATTTGTTCCTTAATATCTTTTTTGGGTATTATAGCAAGTTTAGTATTTTGACCGCTATTATCAATTTGTTTTATCTGGTCAAGCTCTTCTTCTAGGTCTGATAAGGCTTTTTCTACTGTGTATCCTTCTATATTTGTTTTAAATTTAGTAATGTTAATTGACATTTGGTGTGAATTAACATAATCAGCAAGTTTAAAATAACATTGTGAACGTAAGTTAGAAAAGTTTTGTGGAATTTCTCTGCCATCCTTATCGCTAAAAACAGTAAAAGGTTTTGAGTTTCCCATAAACCCTTTTGTTCCTTTTAGTCCATCTACAACACCACCACCAACACCATCTTCATCGGATATTATTCTTGAGTAAGGTATTCTTTCCTCCTGAGCTTCGTCTTTAATTTTTCTTATTGTTTCGTCTGTTCCTTGATATGTATAAACACAAAGACCATATAGCCTAAGACCTTGAAACATTGCCAAAACTATTTTATCACCGCCGAAACGTGCTATGTCGTTTATCATATACCTTTCTTCAACGTCATCTATTGTGTTTGTTTTAAGGTCTAGTATTGCTTCATAACCAATTATTTTTAATGGGTCTGAATCATAATCAAAGTTTCCATAAAGTAGTCTTTCACGGGTAACCTTGTCAGCTCGTTTAAGGTTTTCAATATATGCCTCTGGTAGGTGAGGGTTATCTCCTGGTAAGGCACGCACAAAAGCTCTGTATTCTGGCATTGTTCCATCCTTCCAGGGTTTATAGTAATCTCTGTGAACGTGTCCCTTGTTTGGGTTAAATGTTTCAAGCCAAAAAGGCTTAACTGTGATTTCTCTATCGTTAATAATAAATTTATTATGACGCCCAACACGAGTTTTTAATATTGATTTACCTTTTTCTGGTGTTTCGTTTGATTCTTCTATCCAAGCCCAAGTTAAGTTAAGAGAACCAAATCTTGTATATTCTGGGTCTTGTGGACTGTAAGCGGTATCAAGTAACAATATCTCTGAACCGTTAGAGAATCTAATTATGTTATCTTTTGCGTCGTAAACGTAATCTTTATCTTTTGAATAACCAAGCTCATTAAATATGGTAAACATTTCAGAAAGAGTTGTTATTCTTAATGTTTTTAACTCTTTTCTACCAATAGCACCCCTAGCCCCTGGATATTGCTCTGATATTGCAATACCAATATAGCAACCAATTCTGGTTTTACCTCCACCAGCAGAGCCACCATAACCAAGCTCGGTTATTTTAGGATTTTCGTATAACTCCCAGGCTTCTGTTTGTTTAGGAGTTAAGTTTATCGTTGCTTGCATTTTTTATAATTACAATTTGTTTTAAGTTTCCGTCAGGATTACTAATCTCCTGTTCTGTTTTTTCTCTTATGTTATGATTTCCACTTAATAACAATTTAGCTATTGTTGGGTTGTATTTTCCTGAAAGACCTTTATTTATCAACTTATTTAACTGATTTTCTTTAATCTTGTCTATAGCGTTGGAAAATTCCTCGTTTTCTTTACACCATTCGTATATTGTTGTCTTATTATGACCAATAAATAAAGCAAAACCCTCCACTGTTGGGAGTTTAACCATATACTCGTTTTTCTCTTTATCAAAAGCGTCTTCGCATTCTTGGATATAGTCGTCTACGAGTGATATGTATTGTTCTTTAAATTCTTTAGGTCTTCCTGCTGGCATATTATTCACAGCTAATACAAATATTCGCCTCAGCGGGGTCTTCTATGATTATTTCTTTACCAAGGTTTTCTTCTATTTCGTTGTATGTTTTATTTTCTC